AAATTATCGAGTTGTATTGTTAATAGTTTTTTGAGATGTGGATAATTAATTGGCATCATAATATTGTAAATATTCAATGATATTTTCGCTGGTTTTGGATGTTTTTTTACTAAATCATTTAATTTTTCAATAATTCTATTTTTTTCATTTGTTAAATGATTTTGAATAATTGGTTTAAATATCATAAATCTTGGATGGATATCAAAACCATTATTCAAAATTAAATGATTATAATTATCATATTCAACAACTAAATTATATAAATCATTCCTTTCACCTACTTCCTTTTCAAAACCAGGTTCATTATGAAGTGGATCATTCCCTAATAAAGATTGAATTGATAATAAAACACTACCAATATGCATTACAGTTGTCCATTTGGGACCAGACCATGTATTTATCGTTGATAAACAAACTTTCCCAACAAAATTATCATGAGATTTACCAACATATAAATTAGGATGAATTCTATATTTACTATGCGATAAATATCCTACCTTAGGTGGACTAAATGGATAATCTTTCGGGAATTCTATAACGAAATAAAAAATACCATTTTCATAAGGAGTATCTTTAGGACCTATAATTATTGCGGAAGCTTTCATAATATCCTCTTCATCAAAGTGAATATGAATACCTAATTCTGATAAATTCATTTTATGAATTTCTTTCATATCTTTATTCATAATACGTTTCATCGCATCTTTGGACATAGTTAATAATAAAAGAATATCCTTATTTTCTTAAATCATTTCGTAAACTCATTTAATTTTATAGAAAATTAAAATTTGATTTGTTTTTTATTACAATTTAATTACATAGTAAGGAATTAGTCGTAAAATAGAATAAAAATTTGATTTTTGGGTAAATTAAATTTAATTAAAGAAAAAAATATTAAGAAATCATTATTTGGGATGGAAGAATTTTTAGCGAAGTATTATATTAAAAAACAAACTGATGAAAAACCCATCACCCATACCTCCATGAAAGGTGGAAAATGGTCAATTCCGGAAGATAAACTTCCCGAATTTTATAAATTAACGAATGATATAATTATTCAAGGGGATCAAAACAGATTGTATGTAGAGAAGATGCATGATTATTTCCCTTTTGTAATAGATATTGATCTTAAATATAAATCTGTGATTGAAGAAAGACAATATACTGAAGATACAATGGAAACCCTAATTGAATTCTTATGGACAAAGATATCTGAATGTGTAGATATTAAAGATATCTCCGGTAAAGGAGTTGCTTTTCTTATGGAAAAGGTTAAACCTTATCCATGTACAAAAGGTGATTTCAAAAGTAAGGATGGTATTCATATCTCTTTCCCTGAAATAGTTGTCAATAAACAAGCATTCAAAAAGATTATTCAATTAATTCAAAATGAAAATAAAATTAAAGAAATCTTTACCGATACTTGTGAAATTGGACCTGATAATGAAGATAAACAAATCTTAGATTCTTCATTTTCATCATGGCAACTTTATGGTTGTGGAAAAGAGAATGAAACTCCTTATCTCTTAACAAAAGTATATAAAATAGCTGAGGATGGATATCCTGAAGAAATCGATGAAGATATATTTCAGGAATTTTATACAAATCCTATTGAAATTATGAAATTAATGTCAATGTGTTATCGTACAACAGACAATGTTGAATACAAATCTGAATTCATGAAAACACTTAAACAAAAAGATACAAAGAAAAGTAGTAGTGTAACTATGAGTAATGATGATGATATTTATGGAAATGGTTATTATGTAGATAATAATAATATTATTAATCCCTTCAAAATTGTTGAAGAGGAAGAACTAAAATTAGTCAAAGGTCTTGTAAAATGTTTGTCAAAAGAAAGAGCCGAAGATTATGGAAAATGGTTTGATGTTGCTCTGTGTCTTCATAATATTAATGTAAATCTATTGGAAGATTGGAAAGAATTTAGTAGTCAGGCATCTTCATATGATCCTAATGAATGTGATACAAAATGGAATAGTATTAATTCAAATCATAATGGCGAAAGACTTGGTATTGGATCTCTTATGTTTTGGGCTAAGAATGATAATGAACAAGAATTCATTAAAGCAAAAAATAGTAGTTTATCAACTTATATTGATAAATCAGTAAGAAGTGGTCCAGATGCCGATTATTTGGTTGCCAAAGTTATTCATAAATATTATGAAGATGAATTTATTTCAGTGAATGTCAAGGATGAATGGTTTCATTTTAATGATGTTCGCTGGGAAAGAACTTTAGAAGGAACATGTCTTAAAACAAGAATACATAATGATATTTATAAACTATATTATGAATATCAAGGTAAATATCATAGTGAAAAAGAAAAAGAAATTCAAAACATGCAGGATGAAGGTATGGATGCAACAGAAGTAATGGAAGGTAAAAGTGGTTATGGTAAATTATTAAAGAATATTGGTTTAATTATGATGAAACTTCTTCAGGGTAATTATGTGAATGGATTAATGAAGAATGTTCGTGATTTATTTTACAAGAAAGAAATTATGGAACAATTTGATACAGATACAAGCCTCATTGGATTTGAGAATGGTGTCTATGATTTGAAAAATAATATTTTCCGTGAAGGCAGGCCCGAAGATTATATTACGATGTCAACTAAAGTATCTCTCCCTGTAAAAGAATCAGATATGCCTATTCAATTGGATAAAATGTTAGAATCATTTCAAACTCCAAATTTGAATTCTTTTCCTGAAATGAAACATTATAACCGATTCTTTGCTGATATGAATGATTTCATCCAAAAGATTATTCCTATTGACGATGTAAGGGAATATTCTATGAAATTTTTAGCGAAGTGTTTATCGGGTGAAAATCGCGATGAAGGATTTTATATCTGGACAGGAACTGGTGGTAATGGTAAATCGAAATTAATTGATTTAATGTCCATGTGTCTAGGTGATTATGCTTGTAATTTACCGATTGCTTTATTGACTCAGAAGCGAAAGGCATCTGGAGCTGCGAGTCCAGAAATGGCAATTACAAGAGGTAAACGACTTGCTGTTATGCAGGAGCCTGATGTTAATGAGACATTAAATGTTGGTCAAATGAAAGAAATTACGGGTAATGATAAAATTACAGCAAGAGGTTTGTATAAGGAGCCTTTTGAATTTACACCTCAATTTAAATTGATTTGTATGTGTAATGATCTTCCTAATATTCCTTCCAATGATGATGGTACATGGAGGAGATTGGAGGTAGTTGATTTCATTTCTCGTTTTGTAGATTATGAGCATGAAGTAGACGAAGATTTAAATAGATATCTTAAAGATAAGAGTATTAAGAATAAAATTCCGATGTGGGTAATTCCCTTCTATGCTCTACTACTTCCTCATTGGAGAGATTATGATCAAAACGGTATTGATATTCCTGATGAAGTTAAGGCGAAGACAAATGAATATCGTAATAATAATGATCTTGTAGGTCAATGGATTGATCGTCGCTGTGAGGTTGCTGGTCATGTTGAATCAACTGATGGGGTTACTGTTATGGCGCCTACTGATTTTGAGAATCTTTATGATGATTTTAAGGAATGGTGTGAATCTGAAGAATTTAAGAATCATCCGGATAAAATGGGTGTTAAGAATGCTCTTAAGAAATGGCAAGAGAAATCCAAGTGGGGATTGTCCTATGGTAAGAAGAAGAGTGAACAGGGGGCGAATGGTTATGAGGATGCTATGAAATTTAATTTGAAGATCATAGTATAATTGAATCGAAAATAAAATAAAAAATATCTAATGATAATTTATAATGAATCTTTATTTATTACAGATAAATGCTCTTAAATTATTAATCAATGACTATGATAAATATATATTTATTTTATTATTCTCATTTTTATTATCAAGAGAAGTTTTGTTAGATATACCTATGAAAAATGATTCGAGAGTTCCTTTTAAGATAGGGACTTGGAGTATTTCAATGAATGCTTTTGTTCATTCATTATTATTAACGATACTTATTTATGTATTTGATGTATTATCCATGTAATTTAGAATATGTTTTTCTGTGTTATCATATCCTTTTTGTATAATATTTTTTTTATCTTCTATCGATAAATCAAAATTTAATCCTTGATCGATCTTAATATGTAAAATTCTTTGTTTTCCTTCTTTATATTTATTAAAATTCATTTCATCTTTGTCTACCATTAATGAATGTGTAAATTCCAAAATAGGAAATAATTTAAAAATATCATGATTTTTATTCACAATACCACCACTAATAAATATTCCTAAATAATTATCAGATTCACACGCTTCAATAGGAAAATTTCCTCGTAAACCACCATCAACATATAAATTATTCTTGTATAATATAGGCTTAAAAAAATATGGAATAGCTGTAGTCATTTGAGAAAGTATTATAATAGATAAATCCGGATGTGTCTGATAAGATATATATTCGGTTCGTTTTTGAGTTACATTAAAAACTTTAACAGTTAATTTTATCGGTATTTTATCATATAATTCTTGTAAAGTAATATCTTCACATTGTAAACAATTTTTAGTTACAGATTGTATAATAGCACCTATTTTATCGGTTGAAAAGAGTCCTAAATCAACTAATAAATTATCTATTTGAATATCATCTAAATTTAACACTGATAAAATATCGAATTTCATAATAATTTTTTCATAAATTTCCGGATTAATCTTTAATAAAATAAGATAAGCAAATAAAATACCCACAGATGTCGTTATAATTTCGTGAATTCCTAATAAATCTGATTGTAAAATATTATTATTGATTAATGCTTTGAAGATTCCAATATAAGAAATGCCAGAGGGCCCACCACCTGATAAGATTAATGTATCAATTTTATGTTTATTCATTTACTGTAAGAATTTAAATCAATCTTTAAATGAAAAAACGAAATGAAAAAAAATAAAAGAATTATTATAAATGATAATTTCAGGATTAGATTTTGGATTAATCCTATGTTTATCTTATTTAACGGGCGTTGGTTCAGGATTAATAATTTGTTGTAAATATAAAGATAGATTATTAGTAAGATCAAGAAGTCGTGATAATTTATCTCAAACTCATATTCCACCGCAATTAGCAACTCCGGTTGTTCCTTCTGCGCCCACTACAGCTGTTGCGAAAATTACATTAGAATAAATTCTAAAAAAAATTTCTATGATTTAATATTATTATTATGTCTCAAATTGATATGAAAGAATTACATGCAACTATTAATAAGCAATCTTTAAAGAGAATGGAATTATATGATTCTATTTTAAAGAAATGTCACAGTCGTATTTTATATAATTCAGGATTACAAAGAACATATTGTTTTTATCAAATACCTGAATTTGTAATTGGAACACCTTTATATGATGTTTTAGAACTAAGAAATTATATTATGAATAGTCTTAAAACAAATGGATTTGATATTTTATACATTGATCCCAATTGGTTATTTATCTATTGGAACGTAAAAGGAGCCAAGAGTTTAACAAAAAATACAAATGTTACAAAACAAGTTAAGAATCAGTATAAATCTACCGATACCTATAAACCAACAGGTAATTTTATTTATGATGATTCATCACTAATGAATATGACAGATAAATTTAAGATTTAAAAAATCAATGGCGTCTAGTTCTTTTAGTTTCTTAATTAAAGCCCATATTTTGTCTCTATATGGATTAAAATTGATGGATGTGCTATTTCCCAGCATTCATATATATATTTTTATTTATCTTTTGCGAGTTTTACGAGATTTGTGGGATTTGCGAGATCTACGAGATTTACGAGTCTTGCGAGATTTACGAGTCTTGCGAGATTTACGAGTCTTGCGAGATTTACGAGTCTTGCGAGATTTACGAGTCTTGCGAGATTTACGATTCTTGCGAGATTTACGATTCTTGCGAGATTTACGATTCTTGCGAGATTTACCGCCGCCGATGGAAGTCGTTGCCCCCTCCTCCTCTTTCGCTTTGGCCGCAGCGACGCGGCGCTGCGCAGCCTTCAGCCTGGCCGCTTCCGCTTCCGCCTCCGCCGCTGCATCCGCCTCCGCCGCCGCTCGCCAAAAGAGCTTCAGGCTCGGGTACGCGGCCAACCAATCAGCTTGGGCGGCAGCATCGAGATCGTGTATGTGCCGGGGGACAAGACCAAGCCGGAGATGCTCAAGTACTTCCGTGACCTGCACGGCGACTGGCTCGCGCTCGAGCTCGGGCTCGGGCTCGGGCTCCGGGTCCTCATCTAGCTGCGGCTCTGGCTCTGCATCTGCCTCCGCCTTCTCCTCCCGCCCGCCTGGCTCCACCCTCTCAGCGGGCGACGCGGCCAACCAATCAGCTTTGGTGTCAGAGGCTAGTTGGTTCTCTAATTTCATCTTGGC